AAAGGATGAAATCACATATGTTCTTAGTACATATGAACCTAGAATTCAAATTATGGAGGTGACAGTAAGCCCAAATTATGATGAGAATGAATTTGCAACTACAATACAGTATAAAATTGTTGGAATAGATGTACTTCCTCAGCAATTATCATTTGCATTACAACCAGCAAGATAAATGGCACTAGTAAACTTTACAAATTTAGATTTTGATCAGATAAAAGTATCTTTAAAGGAATACTTAAGATCAAATTCGAACTTTACGGATTATGATTTTGAAGGATCCAATCTTTCAACTATCATAGATCTTTTAGCGTATAATACATATATTTCCTCATATAATGCTAACATGGTTAGTAATGAGGTTTTTATTGATAGTGCAACACTAAGAGAAAATGTTGTTTCTCTCGCTCGTAATATTGGATATGTTCCTAGATCTAGAACTTCTGCTAGAGCTAATATTTCTTTCTTTGTAGATACTAGTACCTTTAGTACAAATCCAATTACTTTAACTTTAAAGAGAGGAGTTGTTTGTACGTCAAACTTTGCTTTTGGTGATGTAAATTATACGTTTTCGATACAGAATGATGTCACTGTTCCTGTAGTAAACAATATTGCACTTTTTGATAATGTGGAGATTTACGAAGGTTCTTTCGTTACTGCAAATTTCACTGTTGATTCTAATAATCCAAATCAAAAATATACTTTAGAAAATGCTAATATTGATACTTCTTCATTATCTGTAGCAGTAAGAAATACAGAATCAAGTTCTGTTATTAGAAATTTTGTTTTTTCTGATAGTATTCTAAATGTAACTTCTAATTCTAATGTATTCTTCATTCAAGAAGTTGAAGATCAGAGATATGAATTAATTTTTGGTGATGGGGTATTTGGTAAAAAATTAGATAATTTAAATTACATTGAAGCATCTTACATAATTACAAATGGAGAATCTGGAAATGGTGTAAGTGACTTTAGATTTGCTGGTAGATTAGTTGATAATAATGGCAGAGTTGTTACTGATGGAATATCTTTAGTTACAACAAACGTAATATCGAGAAGTGGTAAAGAAATTGAATCTGTAGAATCTATTAAAAAATATGCCCCTAGGATATATGCATCTCAAAATAGAGCAGTAACTGCAAATGATTATGAAAGTATAATTCCAAAAATATATCCAGAAACTGAATCAATATCGGTCTATGGTGGAGAAGATCTTAATCCACCGAGATATGGTAGAGTCTTTATTAGCATTAAACCTTTTAATGGTCCTTTTGTATCCAGTCAAGTAAAGGATAATATAGTAAAACTTTTAAGGAAGTATAGTGTTGCCGGGATTGTTCCGGAGATAGTAGATCTAAAATATCTTTATGTTGAATTTGACACTACAATTTACTATAACACTAATCTTGCTTCGTCTGCAGATAACGTAAGAAGCATTGTAAGTCAGAATATAACCAGGTATGCAGACTCCAGTGAACTTAATAGATATGGTGCTAGATTTAAATATAGTAAATTTTTGAAAGTAATTGATGAAAGTAATAATGCTATTACATCAAATATTACAAAAATTAGAATGAGAAGAGATTTGTTCCCTCTCATAAATCAATTTGCTGACTATGAGATATGTTTCGGGAATGAGTTTCATATAAAAGACCGTAATGGATTTAATATTAAATCATCTGGATTTAAGGTAAATGGTCTAGCAGATACTTTGTATATGACTGATATACCTGATTCTAATTTAAGAACTGGTAGAATTATTATTTTTAGACCCACATCACAAACTGAATTCGTGACTGTAGCATCAAATGCAGGAACAATAAATTATCAAAAAGGTGAAATTATTTTGTCTCCTATTGATTTCAGAGAAACTAGTAAAATTACTGGAGAAAATCCAGTTATAGAAATATCTGCAATTCCTAAGTCTAATGATATCATCGGATTACAGGATCTTTATTTGCAGATAGATATTAATAACAGTACTTTAAATACTGTCTCTGATGAAATTTCTTCGGGTGCCGATATATCAGGCACATCATATACAGTAACATCAAGCTACGAAAACGGAAATCTTGTAAGATCATAAAATGACCGAGAGCAGAATCAAAATTAGTTCCATTGTTGAAAATCAACTTCCTGATTATGTAAAGGAAGAATTTCCGCTAGTTTCGGAATTTCTTTCGCAGTACTATCAAGCAATAGAAAATCAAGGAAGCACACTTGATATTCTACAGAATATTGATCGTTATGTAAAAGTTGATAACTTAACTAATCTAACTGATTCTACTCAGACAACATCTGATGTTTCGTTGTTTGATACGACAATTAATGTTGAAAGCACCTATGGATTTCCTGATTCATATGGTTTAATTATGATTGACAATGAAATTATTACATATAAAGGTAAAACCGCTACATCGTTTACTGAATGTGTAAGAGGATTTGTTGGAATTGAAGAATATTATAATAATGATCAATTAAAGTTTTCTGATACAAACGTAGAGACGCATTCAAACGGATCTGTAGTTGAAAATTTAAGTATTCTTTTCCTAAAAGAGTTTTTTAATAAAGTTAAAACTCAGGTCACACCTGGATTTGAAGATCGATCTTTAAATTCCGAAATTAATCAAGGACTTTTTATTAAACAGTCTAACGATTTTTATTCGTCAAAAGGAACAGCACACTCCTTTGAAATTCTTTTTAGAGCTTTATATGGTAAGGATGTTGAAGTTATTCTTCCTAGGGATTTTCTCATCCAACCTTCGGATGCTCAATATAGAATTACAAAAGATCTTGTAGTTGAAGCGATTGAAGGCGATCCATCAGACCTAGTAAACCTGACATTATATCAAGATTCAATCTATAATATTCCCGAGTCTAGGGGTACAATATCAAATGTAGAGAAAATTATTCGTGGAGATAAGGAATATTACGTAATTAGTTTAGATTTTGGTTACGATAACTTAAATGAAACTGGTCTTACTCTTGGAGATTTTACTGTACATCCAAGAACCAGAAACATAGTAGATATTGCTTCTGGTTCTGATACTCTTACTGTAGATTCTACTTTAGGATTTCCATCTTCTGGTGTTTTAGTAGTAAATTTAGAAAATGGTACGCAGTTATCAGTTAACTATGAATCTAAATCATCGACACAGTTTCATGGTTGCATTGGAATAACACAAGATATTTCAAAAAATAGTGAATTAAACTTAGATATTTTTGCTTTTGGATATGCAGATATTGAACAAACACAAATTGTAAAAGTAAGAGTTACTGGTGTTCTTTCTAATGTATTGTTAGATTCTCCCACCAAATATTATGATAAAGGAGATCTAATCAAGATTAGAACACTTGGCAAAGAGACTGATGATTTTAGAGCAAATAAGTGGTTATTTAATATTTCATCTACCCATAATATAAAATCAGTTGTTGAATTAGACTCATTAAATTTTAAATATCGTATTGATCTTTTTGATCAACATCTTTTTTATATCGGCGATTCAGTCACGATTATACCTCCACAAGCACAACCAGTTTCTGAAGTTAAAGGTGTTATCAGTTCAATAAAAAATTCCACTTCCATTATTGTATCTACTGAACAAAGGTTAATTTCTTTTGTACCATTTCAAATAAGAAAAAATATAGTTAATGTATTATCATCAAATAATTTAAGTTTAAACAAATATACAGCAAATGTTCAGAATACTTATTTGGATGGTATAAATTCTGTATATGTAACATCTCCATCTTTACCATATTATTTAAACAATTCTCTCATTATTAGAGATAAAATAGTTACTTTCTCCGGAACATTCTTCGGGGATACTCTTTCTATCCCTAATCATAAGTTCTATACTGGTGACAGAATTGTCTATAATCCAGATGATGCTAACAATAAATTAGACTTATCTTCCGGGAAATATTTTGTTAGAAGAGTTGATTTGAACACAATAAAACTAAGTAGAAGTCTTAGTGATCTTTTTAATGATAGTTATGTAAGTGTATCAGGTACTGTTACCAATAATGTTTTTTATTATGAACCCTTTACTTTTGAAAATTTAAGCGCAAAGACAGTACAGACCCAAAAATTAATTCGCCAAATTGCAAATCCAGTAACTACAAATACTAGAACTATAACTCCAGCAGGATTTACTGGAATTTTTATTAATGGTGTTGAACTGTTAAACTATAAATCAAATGATTATATTTACTATGGACCAATAACATCTGTTGATGTATTATCTGGCGGATTCAATTATGATGCCATAAATCCTCCATTAATGCAAGTTAGTGATTCAGTGGGTTCTGGTGCTACTGCTTATTGTATTATTAATGGATCATTATCCAGAATTGATGTTATTGATGGTGGAATAAACTATTTGGAAACTCCTAGAGTCATCATAACTGGCGGAAATGGTTTTGGTGCTAGTGCTGTTGCAAATTTAGAGTCTTATGATTACTCAGTATCATTTAATTCTAATCAATCTGCTGGGTATGTAAATTTAGCAAATAATACAATCGGATTTTCATCTTTCCACAAACTTAACAGTGGAGATGAGTTAATATACCAAACAAATCAACAGCAAGGTATTGGTGGAATTACAACAAACTCATCTTATTTTGCATCAATAGTAGATGCGAGCACTATAAAATTACACACCAAATTAAGTGATGCTGTTACTGGAATCAATACGATAAACTTATCTTCCCCATACGGTGAAGGAGTTCATACTTTAAAATCAAAATTTAAAAAGAGAAAAATCAGATCTTTAACTGTAATTAATACAGGATCTAATTATAGAAACAGAAGATTGTCTGTTGATTCTGTGGGAATTAGCACTGCAAACAATTCTATCAATATTGCAAATCATAATTTTAATAATAAAGATGTAGTTGCATATCAAACTACAGGTTCGGCAATAAATGGATTGAATACCTCTAAGTATTATTATGTAAGAAAAATTGATAATGATAATTTTAGATTATTTGATCAGTATACCACTGATGATAAACAGTTAATAGATTTTTATTATGAAACGAATCAACCAGTAAATCTTACCAGTGTTGGTAGTGGACTTCATATTTTTAGAGATAAACCAATACAAGTTCAACTGATTGGATCTGTTGGAGTGACTACTTTCACAAACCAAACATTTGATGCTGAACTTCAACTCATTTTCCGTGGACCAGTTGAATCAGTATTTGTAGAAGATGGTGGATCTGGTTATGGATCTGAAGAGATATTGAATTATAATAGACAACCTGAATTTATTTTAAAATCCGGAACAGGGGCTGAAGTAAGACCAGTAATATTAAATGGTTCTATTGCTGAAGTTTTTGTCGTAAGTTCCGGAACTGGATATAATTCTCCTCCGGATTTGTTTGTCGAAAGTCCTGGTGGATATGGTGCTATTTTAACTCCAGTAGTTGATCAGGGACTTTTAATTGAAGTAAAAGTTATTTCTGGTGGAGTTGGATATGGGCAATCAACAACTACAATTGATGTTTTGTCTGCCGGCCAAGAGGCAAAATTCAATGCAAATATAAAATCCTGGAATGTCAATTTAGTAGAAAGAAATAT